CCACTGAGGGATTTATGATGCAGACACTGGTGAACTTCGGGAGTGCAATCAAAGCAGACGATTCCGGTCGTGTGCGTGGTTACTTGGTACGCTTCGGCGGTGCCGATCTCGAGGGCGATTACTTTACGAAGGAGACCGACTTCGGTCGCCAGTTCAAGTCTGGCGAACGTGTACCGATGAATCTGTACTACCATCACGGTCAAGATCGAGTCATCGGGAAGTCGCGCATCGGTTCCGGTTACATCACCATGGATGACAAAGGCCTCTGGTACGAGGCACAGGTCGAGATGGCCGACGACTATCAGAAGATGATCGCCGAGCTTGCAAAGTCTGGCAAACTTGGATATTCGTCTGGAGCCACAGGTCACATGGTCGAGCGGAAGAAGTCTGCTGATGGACGCTATGAAATTACACGCTGGCCAATCGGTGAAGCGTCACTGACGCCGACACCAGCCGAACCGCAGAACATGGTGAAGTCACTCAAAGACATGTACGGCGAGATGGATGGAGAAGGCATGGAAGAAGAAGAGATGATTATCCCTGTCGCGCCAGGAGAAGACGTGTCGACATTCGTCGAATCGGTCTACGGCGATCTCGACAAGGAAATGGTACACGAAGGACTTGAAGCACTCTACGAGCGTTTATGTGCAGGTGTTACAGCTGCTTATGACAGTGGACTCGGCAGCGGACATGTCGATGCCATCATCGACGCATTCGCCAACCGTGCAAAGGAACTGAACAGCAAAGTGAAGGACCCAGTCGCTGAAGCGCAAAGCCTGAAGGCGATGCTCGAGCGTCCTACGTCTATCAGGGAAGTGGAGCGACGTCTGCGGGATGCAGTTCGTCTCTCACGTAGCGAGTCGACAAGATTCGCCAAAGCCATCTGGGCTGAGCTTGGAGAGCAAGCGGTCGAGACGGAACAAACCATCGTCGAATACTCGAGCGACATCGAGGACGCAAAGTCTGCACTCCTCCGTGAGCTCATGATCTTGGAGTTATCTCAATGACAATCGAACAACTCGAAGCACAGCGACAATCTACTATCGCTGCGGCTAAGGAAGTCCTCCTCAACGGCGGAGAAATGGCTGAAGCCAACCGCTTGCACGCAAATGCAAAGTCCATCTCTGAGCGCATCGAAATGCTCAAGGAGTTCGGCAACGTTCCTGCTCCTGTCGCTCCTGAAGCGCCAAAGTCCGAACCATGGAAGTCCGGCGGTGTAACCCGTAACCCATTCCCTGGAACTCGTGACGAAGCCAACTACAAGGCCTATGCCTTTGGACAGTGGATTCGTGGCACGGTCCTCGGCAATGCTAAGGCAGCGAAGTGGTGTGCAGAGAATGGCATCAAGTCGCAGACCGAAGGCACCGACAGTGCTGGCGGTTACACGGTACCTGAGATCGTCTCGTCCAGCCTGATCTGGCTCCGAAACGAGTACGGTGTTGCACGTCGCTACAGCCGCATCTACCCGATGACCAGCGACACGCTGAACGTGCCAAACGCATCCACTTCGACCACGGTCTACTATCCGAACGAAGCATCTGCAATCACTGCAAGTGACATCACTTTCAGCCAGGTACAGCTCCTTGCCAAGAAACTCGCGATCCTGACCATCGTCTCGAAGGAACTTAACGAGGATACCGTCATCGACTTCGGTGCAGCTCTTGCACAGGACTTCGCCTACGGCTTGGCACAGGCTGAAGATCTCGCAGCATTCCAGGGCGACGGTACATCCACTTATGGTTCCATCACTGGAATCATGCCACGCATCAAGGCTCTGTCCGGAACCTACTCGAGCATCGCCTCGATGGTTGTCGGACCTGCTGGCACCGCTGCTGCATTGTCGTCATTTACGTTGGCAAACTGGCAGTCAATGGTCGCAAAGCTTCCACAGTATGCAACCGCTCCACGCTGGTACATGCACAAATCCGTGTTCTACAACGGCTGTGCCGACAAGCTCATTGCACTCGGTGGAAACAGCATCATGGACATACAGAACGCATACGGACCAGAACCAACACTGTTCGGTATTCCGATCTCGTTCGTTCAGAACATGCCATCCGCTACAGCTGCAAACCGTGACCTTGCTGTTCTTGCCGACCTCTCCAAGGGTGTAGCATTCGGTGATCGTCGTGGTGTTACGGTCGAAGTTTCTGATCAGGTGAAGTTCGTCGAGGATGCTTTGACCTTCAAGGCTACCGAGCGCTACGCCTTCAACTGCTTCGACGTTGGAAACGTAACTGCAACCGTCGCCGATCAGGTCGCTGGTTCGATCGTGGTTCTCCAGGCTGCCGCTACGTAGGCTGTCTGACTCTCGCAGTCAAGGGGAGCGGGGATGCATACCCGTTCCCCTTTTTGTTTATAGGAAATGCTCATGCCACTCACACGTACCGAAGCACTCGAACGCCTCGCATGGATGGTCGCATCTGACCAATATCCACAGCTTGATTCGACTGCACTTCAGCAGCTCGTCGACGACCACGCACGCTGGTCTGTCTGGACTGCTTCCACAGCCTTCGTCGTCGGTGACATCGTGATCCCAACCGTCGCGAATGGTCGACTGTATCAGTGCGTTATCGCTGGCACATCTGATTCTACTGAGCCACAGTTTCCGCAGTGGACGCAGACGCTGAACTACACGGTGAATGACGGGTCTGGCGACCTTCTGTGGCAAGATATCGGTCCAGCGAATAACGAGCGGTACGACATTCGTTCGGCTGCACGTCAGGGCTGGATTCGCAAAGCATCCAGCATCACACATCTCATCGATGTCAAGGATGGTCAGGTCGACGCCAAGATGGCCGCACTCCGTGAGCATTGTCTCGACCAGGCTAAGCGATACAGCCCGATGGTGTTCGTATGATTCCGGCGCCTTATGCCACAGCGCTCAAAGTCGCGCTGGCAAACTATGCCTACGCAGACCGTGTGCAGATCTGGCGCAACATCAATCAGAATGACGGCATCGGAGGCATCAGCCAGCACTGGATACAGGTGGCTGAGATACGCGCCACAATCGCCAATACAGGGGACAGTGAGTCCGTTGTCGGTGCCATGATTGAGATTGGTGGAACGTGGACTCTGACATGTGCGCCTGACATCGAGGTCAAGTCAGGAGACCGCATTTATACTTCCGGGAATCCGCAAAACCTCTCGCCATACTACGAAGTCATCGGGTCTGATTGGGGACACTCCAATCAGGTCAGCCAGACAGTCGGGCTTCGCGCCAGGACAAACGGTTAACTGACTGCGTGGTGCGATATACCGTGATGTGCCACCATCATAGAGTGAAGATGTACAGTGGAGTGATGGCATGACAGTCGAAGTGATCGTGGCGTTGATTGGACAACTTGTCCTGGTACTCGGTGCAGTTATCGGCACCTATACCAAACTACAGGTGAGCATCAATGTCTTGAATGTCAAACTCGAGAATGTCAATGCAACATTGTCAGGACAGGCACAAGAAGTGCGACGCATCGAGGAGCGCCTCGGCAAACTCGAGAGTCGCGTCGCTATGATCGAAGGGAGCCTACAAAGATGAGTTCGATATCTATTCCACGTTTGCTAATTGTCGTCCTGATCGCTTTTACAGCTGCTTTTTCCAGTGTCTTTGGCGATGGAGTCCGCACCGCTGAGGCCAAGGATATTGCCGAGCTTGGAGCAGTGATGGCACTGTACGGTAGCAAGGCTGTCGCAGCGGGGGTCTCTGCTGCGATGAGTGCGGCGTTAGGATTCCTCACGATGCCTTTCAAGGGTACGGGAATCAATGCTTTGAAGGTGGGCAAATGAACATACAAAACTTTAGGATTGAAAAAGAACCTGCGCCATCTACTGATTGGCGTGTCTTTGGTGACATTGAAGATGACAACGGGAACATCCTTGGCACATTTGGGCAGGATGGCACGAGCGTCAATATCTGGTGGGTTCAGCAGGACGAAGAGTTTCAGTCTCTTTATGTGAACCAGTTTGCGCTTGTTATGGCGCAAGAAATAATCTCAGGTACTGCCGAATAATGGCTACTTACTATGTAAAGCAAGCAAGCGATGGCGGGAGCGATAGTGCTAACGGACTAACACCTGCGACAGCGTGGGCTACCGTTAGTTTCGCTCTAGGTGGAACCACTGCAATCACTGGTGGAGATACGTTGTACGTTGCTCCTGGCCGTTATCTTTCTGTGCCATCGACATCCCCAATTGTCGTTGCTCCGTCATCGGTTATTACTGTTATTGGTGACGTTGATGCATCAGAGTTCCCGGGGATATCCGCTGGATTAGTCCGCATTACTAGTCATATGTCTGGAGACAATGGCTTAGGTTCGACTAACTATTATCCAATTATTGCAACGTCTAAAAATAACTTTCAATGGCAAAGCATTATATTCAATGGGCCTTGCGTTTTGACTACGTGCAGTAACTGGACGTTTTCAAAATGCGTGTTTCACCTAGATTACAACACTAGTATGATGGTATTGACAGAATGTACAAGCGTTACATTTAAACAATGCTTATTCTTTGGTTCAAAGTTACCAAATGGTCAATGCATCACATTTAATTACGCATCACAATCATCTAATTTTGCGGTTTCATGCAATATCAATGATTGTATTTTTTACGCTGCTAGTGCTGCTAGGCACGTTGTAGTAACACTTTCTGGTGCATTAACCGGTAACCCGACAGGTATAACTGCTTGCAATAATACACACCTCGGTTTCAACACATCGATTTACAGAGTGGCTGGTGTCACTAGTTCTGCAACCGTTTTGAGTGTATACAACACATTGATTTTTTGCGATACGAACTCAGCGCATTTCACTGCATCAATAAGCGGACAACTTATCGAAGACTATAATCGAGTCAGTGGGATTGTACGCCTAAACGTCCCAACTGGCGCAAATACAGTATCAACTCAAACTTATTATGGTGCAGACTTTGGTCATTATGCAGTTACAAGGCTGGGGCAAATTTATCCTTTTGCGAGCCATCCAGCATCATTGAGCGAATCCTTTGGAACGTCTACAAATGCTCCTGTGGCTGACATTTACGAGAATACTTGGACTGGCGTAACTCCTGACGCAGGGGCAGCGACTTATAAAACAATCAGCGGTGGTGGTCTCTTGACACATCCCGGCATGACAGGAGGCATTCGTGGCTAAGTTATTGGTTCAGGCGCAAGCCTCCGCAAGTCGCTCGGAGTACGTCTTTGTGCAGGACAGTGCAAGCACGACAGGAGGCGGTAAGACAGGCATCGCTTACAACGCATCCGGTTTAACTGCTTACTATGTAAGACCCGGTGGAACTGCTACAGCCATCACGCTTGCAACGCAAACAGTGACGGGTGCTTGGTCTTCTGGTGGATGGGTCGAGGTGGACGCAACCAACCTACCCGGCATCTATCGCTTTGATATTCCAAACGCAGTATTTGCGACAGGCGTAGACCACGCTGTTGTGATGGTCAAAGGTGCATCCGGTATGGCTCCTGTGAGCCTTGAATATCAGCTGACAGGGTTCGACCCGTCCACTGCTTGGTTGACTGAAGCACAGACGGCTGGTGCTGTCTGGAATTCTGCACGGGCTTCCTACACAACGGCAGGAACCTTTGGCGAGTATGTCAATGCTGAGTTGGTTACGCCTGTTACAGCTGCAACTAGCGTGCACATAGGTCCATACATGCTCCTGGCTGATGGCCTCGGAGCAGATCAGCCACTCGATGTCAATGTCGGCACAGCAACCGCCATCGATGTCCAAGTGGTGGACGCCAACGGGACCGGCATCGACATCACTGGCGCCACGGTCTCCGCGAAGGTGTACAACAGTGGAGGCACACTCGTCGCCAC